TTGATGAGGTAGACTGGATAGATATATATGTAGAAAACGATTTGTTTCCACCTACTGAAGAAGAAATACAAGAAGATTTGTTGGAGGTACAAGATGAAAAAGTTAAAGAAAATGTCGAGGAAGTTTTGGATGAGTCGATACAGGAAATTGTTAGTGAAGATACGTCAACCACAACATTACCGAGAGTGGAAGAGGAAGAATCCATAGAGCTTACTGAAGAGGAAGTAGCTGTTGAAGTTGCAGAGATAGAAGAAGTTATTGTTATTGAGATAGAGATAGCTACTGAACAAGAGATAGAAGAGTTTACAGAAGAGGAGTTAGTAGAGTATGAAGAAGCTAAAGAAGAAGCAATACAAGAGTATGTCGAAGAGCTTACCAACGAAGAAGCATCAGAAGTTTTAGAAGAAGTTAATGATATTGGTGTACAGAACTTAGACCAGGCATCAGAAGAAGTACAAGAAGTTATACAGGCTGTAGTTGAGGAAGCTATTGAAGATGTAGCTGAACTTACAGAAGAACAAGTAGAAGTTGTAGCTGAGGTACTCCAGGTAGAGGCAGAAGACGTAGAGATAATAGCTGAGTCTGTTAAGGATGACGAGGTTATAGCTGAGGCAGTAGAAGAGTACGTTGAGAGAGCCGTAGAGAACGCTGACATAGAGAATTACACACTAGCTGACGTTGTGACAGAGGTATCTTATGAATCGTTTATAGAAAATCCTATAGAGACATTCGTAGATTTTAATAATTTAGGAGACATAACTGTTGCAAACATAGGAGATGACATGACTCAAGACCAGAAGGAAAAAGCTCAAGAGGTTGTAGTGCCAGTTATTCTGACTAGAATAGCTAGTATGGCAGCTTTCATGTTTAGGAGAAGTTGATGATTAAAAAGCTATGGGCTTGGTTCATCGCAGCAATTAAAGAAACATTAAACCTTAGTTGGACTTTGGTTGGTTTAGTTATTGCAACACTTACCTTGACAGGTTCTGCACAACAAGTAACAGGGTTAGCTACGTTAATAACATTAGCTGTATGGTTACTTACTATTAGTTTTAGAAAGGATTAATGATGCAACTAGATGTTATTAGAACACAGTTCGGCAAGGATGCTACCAACGGTATGCTATTTATAGATGGTCTATTTGAATGTTATACATTAGAAGACCAGTATCAAGCAGTCAAAGTAATGCACGAGACCTGCATACCTGAGGGTACATACGATGTACAGTTTAGAAAGACTGGTGGGTTTCATGCTAAGTATACAGAGAGATACAAGAACGCACATTATGGCATGTTGCACATACAAAACGTACCTAATTTTACTTACATACTGATACACACTGGCAACACAGATGAGCATACCAGTGGGTGTCTCATTGTTGGAGAAAGTCAACAGGACTTAGACATATCTGCTGACGGATTTATAGGTTCAAGTGCCGTAGCGTACAAGAAAATGTATGCAAAGGTGGCTAATCAATTACTACAAGGTAAGAAAGTTACCATTAAATACAATACAATAAACAATCTATTAGAAAATAAACCATTGGATAACAAAGCTAAAGACCATTTGATATTAGCTGAGTCTGTATATGATAAATTGCAAGAGATAAACGGTAATGTCATCAAGACTAATGCTATGATTAAAGGTAGATTAATAAACTAGGAGATTATAAATGAGTGCAGAACTTAAAGATATGTTGGAGAGAACAAGTTGGACCTTCGTAGAAGCGTTCATCGGTGCTTTAACAGTAGCTCCATTGGTAGGTGTAGACGCTGAAGTACTTCAGTTGGCTGCTCTTGCAGGTGGTGGTGCAGCTTTAGCTGTAATTAAGACTTACGCCAAAAAACAAATTGGTGGTAACTCACAATCAGTCAGCAAATAATTTAATTAAATACACGATTTCTAAGTAAACCTCTATAGACTGTTGGTAACAGGGCTAAAGGAGGTTTTATGCCAAAGAAAAAAAAGCTATCCTCTGAAGAGTTAGGTAATAACTTTTACAAAGCAGGATGGATGCCAGGATATGAGATAGATAATGTCACTGGTCTTGGAGAAATCACACACGTAGGAAACGACCCCAACTATCAATCAAAGTATGATGACATACTAAAAGAGTGGGGCTTTGACCCAAACTTATATGAAATAGATGGGCAAGTTCGTGCATCTAGTTGGAATACACAGCTAAAAGGTGGACAAGTCGAGACATTCTATGCGTTTAAAGGTATTGTTCGCAAGAAAAAACCAGGTCACGACAAATACTTTAAGCAATTACTGAGTGCTGCAAAAAGAAAAGTACCCATAAAGAAGTACGACAAGGGTGGAGACACAGCGTTTATGTTCTTTATGAGTGACTGGCAACTAGGTAAAAAAGATTACGGTGTAGAGAATACAGTCAAGAGATATGATGTAGCTTTACAAGATGCAGTACAAAGAATTAAAGAACTACGTAAAACTAACGTACAAATAGATGAGATATATATAGCAGGTGTTGGAGACCTTACAGAAAACTGCTACGGATTCTATGATTCTCAACCATTTAATATAGAGCTGACACTAATAGAACAGTACGCACTAGCTAGAAGTATGATGATGAAAACAATAGATACATTCTTACCATTAGCTAAACGTATTGTATTGTGTGGAGTACCAGGTAATCATGGCGAGACCTCCAGGTCAGGCAAGGGTCAGGTTACAACTACACGTTTAGATAACTCAGACACTATGCACATGGAAATATGCAAAGAGATTATGTCTGCTAATCCTGATAGATATGGACACGTAGAAGTAAACATACCTGAAGGATTTCATCAGAACATTACCGTCAAAGGTAAGACTGTTGCTATGACACATGGACATATGTCAACAGGTGGTGGTAACGCTGAAGCTAAGATAGAATCGTGGTGGAAAGGACAGATGTATGGTTTCTTACCATCGGGAGACGCAGAGATTCTTGTAACAGGTCACTATCATCACTTTCGTAGTAAGCAGCAAGGAGATAGAACTTGGTTTCAGTGTCCTTCATTAGATAAGAGCATAGACTTTACTGCAAGGACAGGTAACTGGTCACACCCAGGTGTCTTATCATTTACTGTCAGCAATAAAGGTTGGGATAACTTAAAAATCTTGTAGTTTGTGTGGTACATAGTGCCACTACTATATTGTCTCTTGTCTGAGGGCAACCTCAAAGGGATAGATGCTCAATGTTTATAGGGTTTTAGTTAACAAGGTCTAAATTATACATACTGTATTTAAGAGTTAGTTCTTCCCCTGGTTCTATATTTTTTAGTGCCGTTAAGTATTTGTATCCTTGTATGTCAACAGTTCTGCAGTTCGGTTCGTCATTATGATTAACAAAACCTCCGAGTGGTGTGCGAATAAATCTATTAGGAAATCTTGTATCATGTACATGTGATATGCCTAAGCTATATCCTTGCTCGATAGCAGTAACACAAAACAAACCTAACCCATCTATATCTGATACTCGTATCGTTACACATTCAGGCAGTGGTGTGTACCCCATTAGAAAGGTGCCTCATCTTGTAAATCTTTATATACTTTCTGTTCATCTAAAGTACTTACAAGTGCATGACATGTTGCCCATGTCCAGGCATGTGGGTTGTATTCATCTACAAGTTTATACCTTGTAGCACAAAAGACATTACCCTCATTGTCGTAGTAGGTATCTTTATTATCTTTGCACAAGTAAGGTGCTTTGTGTGTACGGTCAGGTTCAGCAGGAATATCAAAGTTATAAGTAGGGTATCTTTTTTTTATTCTATCTAGTAACTTGTTGATTGATTCGCTGCTACCTATTTCTTCTAAAGCCATTTATCAAATGGAAAGTCTTTGCTACCTATGTACCAACCTTTACCACAACCATCTTTGTCTGCACCATAGTTGTCACAAGTAAAGTCAGGTATGTTTTTAGCTTTCTCATTAGTTGCTTTTGTTTCTCTGTTGTCCTTAATCCATTCAAACTTTTGACAGTCAGGACATTGCATTTGTGTATCACTTATATCAGTAGTCATGCTGTCTAACATAGCCTTGTCATCTTGCATAAGCGTACCGAAATGACCTAAGAAAGTTTTCATATCTCCGTCAGACCAATCCTCTATCTCTTTAGGCAGGTTGTCTTCCATTGATTGTTGCCAAGCAGAATCTTTAATTTGTTTTCTTAGCTTTGCATCAGGACACATGTCTTTAATGATATCTGATATTTGGTCAGCAACAGATTGTTCATCAGCTCCTATGTCTTTAGAAAAGTCTTGCTTAGCTTTCTTAAGTGCAGCATCTTCTTGTTCTATGACAATGTCTTTAACTCTGCCTGTCTTCTGTATTGGTTGTACCTTACTCATCTCTTCTTGTGACGGTCTCTTTTTAGTACTACCTTGATACTTCCAATTAGCTAATGCTCTACCGATAGCTGATGTTTCGCAATTTTCCATCCAAGCATCTGCGTTTGCAAATCCACCTTGACCTTTAGTTTCTTGTGCAAGACCTGTTGATACAGGGTTTACATCTTCCCTATTTAGATAGACCATTGCTTTAACAATTACCATAGTGCCGTCATCACTTGTTTTTACAACCTCTGTAAACACACGTCCATCAGGGTAATCCTTCCAAAACTTTTTTAGTCTTACCTCTACTACTTCATAATCATCTTTATTATATTTAGCCATTTATTCTCCCTCGTTAAGTATCTTGTAGACACGTTGCCTACTTAGTTCCGTTGCTTTGCTTATTTGTATTACGCTCCAACCCTCAGCAACAGAATCATTTATTAGTTTAGTCCTGACTTGTGACAATTTATTAAGCTCATCCTTTTTACTATCCATTAATAGTTTATTAAAAGATAATAGTTCTAGTCCCACTTCATTGCTTTGTCTTTTATTAGTCATCACTGTTTAACCAATCTCCAATGTCTCCATCACTAACGTTCCACTCTACCTCTTCATTATTTTTTAAATCAATAATTCTATAACGTGTACTTGATAATGTATTTTTTAATTCATCTATACTGTTGAGTTCTTGCAGCTTTATTTTTCTTAGCTCTGTTAAGGTAATACCAAAACCTATGAACACATCTCTAAGTATTTGTACTACTGTTATACATATACCTGTTAACAATACAGTCATAATAACTATCAACACAACCCATTGTATCTCCATACTACTCTTCTTCCTTGAACGCCTCGTTCTCCACGGTGTCAGGATTGTCTGCCTGGTATTGTCCCTTTTCATTTCTCGCTCTTACTAACTCTCCGTCTTCATCAACTTCAAGTGTTTGTACAACTACAGGTACAGTCGCAGTCATTCCTGTAAGTATAATCTTATTGTCTACTCGTATGACGTTACCTGTAAACACTTGCTTGTCTTCTATCTTAAGTGCCATTAGTTCTGCAACTAAATCTTCTACTGTCATTTCGCTCATTCTTCCTCCATTGCTTTTTCTACTTCGTGTATTTGTATAACCATATCATTATGGTCTTTGACAAACTGTTCTATAAGTTCATCTACTTTACTTACATTAGTTTCTTTTATTACTAATGTCTTCTCTACTGTTTGACCACCACATGCGTTGGCTAATTCAATAGCCCACTTTTTTAGATAGTTAGGTTCGCCAAATAAATTAGCCATGATTCTCCTTATCCTGTATTGTTTTGTTATCTAGACAACAACAGTAGAACTTGTTGTGAACTTGACCACATATCTGCTCGGTTGGTCTTTCAGTTCTCTGACTTTCCTGTTAGCGTCAACAAGATTGTCGAACTCCCACTTACGTTCTTCACTATTGTATATATCTATAGCCGTAACTACATACATCATACTCATAATGTTACTACACATTTACAAATATTGACAACTATCATTGTTAAACTAACTTCAAGTTGTTACTTGTTTCTTCGTCAGGCATTGACAACAAGTAATAAATGTAGTGTCCCTTTTGTTTTGCACGTACAGTAGCTATGTCATAACCCTCTTTTCTTAGGTCGTGCAGTAGTCCACCGAATCTAGTACATCGTAACTCATAGACAAATTCTCCATTGCTTATCGGTTCTTCATCTCTGAATCTAACTAATGCCCAGGCAATTAAATCTTTCTTATACTTAATATGCCAGGGTACTCTTGTATTTCTAAACGATTTCACAATCATTCTTCCTCCTCTTGTATCTCTTCTATCCTTGCGTCAGTTAACATGTCGATAACTAAGTTAGGATTTTCCTTGTAGTCTTTGTTGTTAAACATAATCCAATATGTTTTAGTCGGCATTAGAACGGTGGCTCATCTAAAACTGCGAAGTTATCTCTTGCTATATCTTCTATCATGTCGCCTTTCTCTAGCTCCTTGTATAGAGATTGTAGATATTTATGATGTTGTTTTAGCATGTATCTTTGCTCATCATATCTTGTATACCTTGCATCACTCCAGGACTTTATGCCTCGTCGCTTTTCTACATTGATTCTGTTTAACTCGTCTTGCAATCTATCAGATAAAAAATCCAACAGCTCGTAAGAATCAACATGTCCTTTAAATAAGTTAGCCATTATTCTTCCTCCTGTAATTTTAAAGTAATAGTATCACTTGTGATTATGTGTTGTCCTAATCCATTCTCTTGTACCCATTCGTGTATGTGGTCAAGTGCCGAATAAGTTTCTCCACAATCTTCAGTAATTATATCTATTGTTAGTCTTTCAATTTTCATAGCCATTATTCTTCCTCCTTTGTATTTAGTTTCGTAACCCTTTGTCTATCTAATTGTTCTGCATGTAACTTAAGTCCGAATGTTGGGTGGTTCATTTGTGTCCCACCTTTTTTATTAGAAGCTAGTCTACGTCTTTGACTTCTATTCATTCTTCCTCCTGTACTTGTGTAAACTTACCGTCTACTATCTCTTCGCTATGTATAAACGTTGCCTCTGATACATACGTTGGGCTATGTTTCATAAAGGTAATGAGCTTCTCGTCTGCTTCTTTCTTAGTAGTAGCCATGACAGTTAGCTCTCCGTCTATCTTGTACTTGTATTTCTTTATCATATTCTCCTTTGTTAACTCGTCGTCTAAGTCGTCCAATATCTCATCATCGAACCACATAACTTAGACTCTCTCCTGGTGCATTTGGTTACACATTAGTTGTAGGTTTTCCCCATAGCTTTACGACTGCTAGAAGTATGTAGAATATTTGCTCTATCTGTTCCTCGTTGAACAGCTCGTCATCCTCAATCATCTCCATGCTTAGTGTCAGTATCTTCATTACTCTTGGATTGTTTACCTCCCACATATCTGATTGTGACACTGCGTCTTTCAGCAATTCGAATCTCCTATCTATGAAACTTCTATCTACCACTAGAACATCCCAGGAAATTCTACGTTGTGTTGTAGTTCCTGCATGTTTTCTAACTCGTCTGCAATCTCTTCTAAGTTTTGTATAGCTTCCTCTAGTTGCATAGCTTTCTCACTTGCCTGTAAATTTTCAGGCATGTTGTCGAGCCATTGTTCTAACTCCTCCCTAAGGTTATTGACTTCGTCAATGTTTGTTGTTAAGTCCATGGCATTACTTAGTCTTGTTGCTCTGCTCTCATACTTCGGCATATTATCTCCCTTGTTATTACTTACTTACTTAGACGATGCAACCCTGGAAAAGGTTACACATTAATTTCTTTTTTTCTCCATCCATGAATTGGGTGGTAACTGTTTTGATACGCATGTTTATATTCACTCGCATGTCTCTCTCTAACATAGTTCAGTAGATTGGTATAACTACTGTATCTTTCCTGCCATTCTTCGTGTGGAGTCATGCCATTAGCTTGTTGTCTTTCAAATATAAATTCATCATTGAAGCCATAACTTTTAGACACTTCAATAAATTTTTCTACACTTCCCTCTAATGTTTTTCTTCCTCCGTCTTCTAAGTATGCGATTATATCTTTTAGTTCTTTTACTTTCATAATATCCTTTCTTTCTATTACTTAGACTATTGCTTCGTCTAAAACGTTACATAAATTATTTAAAGTTTTTTGTCCACCGTCTGACAACTTGTCTGCATCCCATGTCAAGTCGCCTACTAAAGTTTGTATCTTTAGATATCTGCCTCTTGTCATGAAGATATACTCAAGTCCTCCGATTGTTATATACTTACCCATCTGTTATCCTTTCTGTATTTTCAACAATAAATTTGTTGTAGTTTTTATTTATATATTTAGTCGGAGAATATATTTTTTGTGATGAGCTTTTTTTCTTTGAGGCATTTGCCCTCCTGTATGCTCTGTTCATTATCTTCCCTCCATTATTTTTAATATTACTTTTGTTCTTGCAGGATTAAACAAAGTAGAGGAGCAACCTGTATTGAATGCAGGACTAAAGTCTGCTCCGTTCTCAGGCATACCTGCTTGTATCTCCTCGTACTTCTCACAATAATATTCTCCTGCCTCATCTCCACCTAGGTAGACACAAGCAAAGTTTGTTTTGCTTGTAGCCTTACCGAATGGACATGGCTTCTGCTTACAACAGAAGCCACTCCTAACGCAGGGTGCATAAGTTGTGTCTGTTTCTAGAACTCCGATATAATTATCCTCTCAGTTCCCTCGACTTCTATTACTGAAGTGTTGTGTTGTAGCTCTTCCATAGTTTTTATGTCGTCGTTGCCTACCTCTTGCAAGCACTCTTCTAAGCTATCGTACTCTGAGAACTGTACAATTAACGCTATAGCATCCATCTCGAATGGGTTCTCCTCGTCGTAACATTCCATTATGTAATCGTACAAAGAACTTAATCCCTCGTATGTAAACTGGTTGTTATAACTTGATTGTTCTCCGAAGTTAAACTCGTCTACGAAATCGGCTTTGCTTAGTTGTTTTATTATCAATGTATCTCCTTATATTTTTATTACTTACTTACTTAGACTATGCAACCTCCGAAGAGGTTACATAGTTTTTATTTCTTTTATTACAACGCTTTAAACATTGTCCACATAAGATTCATTTCCCAACTATCGTAATCTGTTGGTTCATGTCCCCACTCTTCCGAACCGTAGCTCCCTGCTAGTGTTTGCTCGCATCTTCCACTATCAAACATTCTTAGGTAGTTTGCTTCGACGTGAATCCCGAATACAAACTTGCCATCGTCATCGAATCCACCTCGTATCACGGTCTCAAGGTCTGTCTTCTTTTCGCCTGTAGTTCTTACAACGTCCTTATGTTTAACAACTATTGTTATAGTTCTGTCAGCAACTTTATGACTTTTTAAGGTATCATTCATATTTGTCCAGTGTGTCCAATAAACCAAATCAATCTCTAAATTAAATAATCTATCTGTCACGAGCTTATAACTAGGAACTTCTTTAATTCTTAGCTCATCTGTTGGTAACTGTTTGAACTCTGCCTTAACTCCGTAATGGTCGTCTAACCAATACTCGATATAGTTTTTAATCTCTTTGACTTGCTTATTAGTCATTTGTCTTTTAATTCTTTCGCTCATTCGTCGTCCTCCCTTTGTGTCTGATAGTTTTCTATGCTTCCGTATAGGCACTGTATACAGTCTCCTAGTTTTGTGTAACCTTGGTTACATTCTCCCTCTGTCATTATTCTTCCTCTCCCAAATAGCTAGCTTTTTCATCTTCATCTAAGCTATTTATATAATCCTGTTCGCACTCATCACAACAGTAACCTTCTACTATTGCTTCTTCTTCCTCGCTATATATTTCAGCAGGGTATCTGTTAACGTATCTTCCACTGCCGTAACTTGTATCCTGTCGACAGTGCACGCAGTCGTTACCTATATAAACTTTGTCTTCTCCGTTAATTTTTAATCTTGTCATTCTTCCTCCTTTACGAAGTTGCCTTTACTGTCTATTACGTGGTCGTTTATATTTAATAGTGCTTCGATTTCTTTTCTTTGTTGTTCTTTGCTCTTGCTCATTACTTCTCCCTTTGTTATTACTTAGACTCTGCAACCTCCGAAGAGGTTACAGGGTATTTAATTTATTTAGCTATTCATCCATTCATTGCTATATGCCCAGATTACGGAGCTACTCCTTGAAAGTATGTTCTCTCTTTTTGGCTTGAACTCTACCCACTCAGGATTTATAACGTAGCTTTGACGGTCTTCAGATAATATTTTCTTCTCGATTTCCTCAATGTCTGCAACGTTTCCAGTCCACCTATAGACTGCATTCGCTAGCATCTCCAAGGCTTCGTCTTCGTCCTTATGGTTCACGGCTATTTTGCTCTCGAATCCGTATCCTATAGTTACTTTGTATTTTCTTAGTTTCATTCTTTCTCCTTTGTATTACTTAGACTCTTAGCCCTGTTGATTGGTTACAGTCTTTTTAAAATAATTCTTTCGTTGCTTCGTTTATCCCTGTCGCTTCTCTAAATTTCCAAGGGTCAAAATTATCGTTAAAGTCTGCGAAATCATACTCGAATCTTCGAATTAGATTGCTTAATAGTATTAAGGTAGCAACACTTTCGTTGTCGTCTTCTATATTCTCGGCACTCTTTACACCTAGATATAATGTTCTTGCTATTGCTTCGAAATGTTTTTTAGTCATGGTTCTCCCTTTGTTATTACTTAGACTCTTAGCCCTGTTGATTGGTTACAGTCTTTTTTATTTATAATCCTGAAGCAATTTCTGTTGCTCTTTGTCTTTCTAGTTCTAACTTTAAGCCCCGTACTCCACAAGCTATTATGAAGGTACTATGTGAAAAGTTAGGATTGAACTTAGCAAATGTAGTCCTCAAATCGTAAACAATTGCATTCAGTGTTGCTAGTGCCCTCCATTTTTCTTGATAAGTATAATCTTTATACTCGTAGATTTCCGTAGCTCTAAAGTGTATATCCTTTGCTATTGCTTCAAAATGTTTCTTGGTCATTGTTTCTCCTTTTGTTTCTCTTACTTACTTAGACTCTTTTAGATTGAATTAGGTTACAAGTTATTTAGATAAAGAATGGAAACTTTTTTAAGTATCCTTTGTTGATTTCTTTCTTATACTCGGGACATCTAGGACAGTAGAAATTGCTGTCCATGATTAGATAGTCCTCATGGTCGGCTAATAGTATTTGACACCAGTAACAGTTTCTTTCTATCTTGAATGTTGTTTCTTTTTTCATTGTTGTTCCTTTGCTTGCTTACTACTTAGACTCCATTGGTTACAAAAAGGTTACAAGTTATTTATATTTTATTTAGACACCCATCCACCCTCTTAGAAAGATTTAAAACGGGTACATAATTAGACAATCTAGAGCCATAGGAGAACAGAACAATAATAGAGTAAGGCAGGTAGAGAATAAATAAGAATGTCTAAGAATGATAGAGCCTATATATAATTTGGTGGGGTTAAATGTGCACCCCATAGTTATATAGTATGTAATCCCTTAGAGATATCTGTTAATTTATACCTAGTTATTCACTCTATAAAAGAGGTACAGTAACGGTAGGTATTGTTTATTGGTTAGTACCTGGTTACTGGTCGAATGGTTATAACGAGCCACACTGCTTAAAAAGCTATTGGAGTCTAATCTTTATTGTCCCTAGGTCCTTGAGTATTAGGTTTGTGTTTCTGCTGTATACTTGGTTAAGTATCCCTAACTTTCTGCCCCTCGATGGCAACTTTACTTGTAACAAAGTACTTAATAAAAATATTTGTTAAAACTTACTATAGCAGGTCGAGATGTTAAGTGTAGTATTAATAGTGAGGGTTGCGTTTTTTCTAGGAGTTTCCTCCTTTCGCCTAGTATTCTCACGTAGCCCTCAGGTTTCCCTTGACTAAATGCACAATGTAGTATAATAAAAACATATACATTCCCTTTGTATTATGTATCTCGATTGATGGTAGGACGTCTTAGACCAGGGATGTTGGAACTCGCAAGAGCAACGGCATCCTCCTACCTAATAAAAAATTTTTTTTACCCCCATAACATAACAAGTTGTTATAGTACAAGTAATAATTAGATTATAGGATATCTTAATTTACACAGCCCTGTTCCTGCCCGAACGGGGTTTTGTGTTATACTAAAGAAAAATAATGTAGGAGTATTTATGTACGGAAAAATGAAGAGTAAACCAAAAAAGAATACTAAGAAAAAAAAGAAAAAAACTAAATACTAATGAAAGTATATACAAAAGCAGGTAAAGAGTACAAAGGCTCACATCATAAGATGCCTAATGGACAAATTCATACAGGTAAAAAACATACTAAAAATAGTAAGCGTTTGTATAAGACGGCAAAAAGATAATGCCACACGGAGGACCAACACCAGATAGAGTCAAGTCGACTATGAAACGCCTGGGGCTGCAAGGAGTTAACAAACCTAAAGCATCTACACAAGGTGGACACTCGCATGTCGTTATGGCACATTATGGTAGCGAGTACAAACTAATTAGATTTGGTCAAGCAGGAAAAAAAGGTAGTCCTGATGGCACAAAGCGTAACAAAGCATTTAAAGCAAGACATGCAAAAAATATAAAAAAAGGTCCTAGTTCTGCAGCGTACTGGGCAAATAAGGTAAAGTGGTAATATGAGTTTATATAAAAACATTAACGCAAGAAAAAAAGCAGGAACAAGTAGGTCAAAGAAAAACTCTACTATAAGTCCTAAAGCCTATGCCAACATGAAGGCAGGGTTTCCTAAAAAGAAAAAAGCACGTAAAAAAAAGTAATTAAAAATGAAAGTTCCTTGTCCCAAGTGTGGAGAGGTTTTATTACCTAAGGACGCTATGAAGTGTAAAAACAAAACATGTGACGGTTATGTCAAGTAAACTTTGTTATGCAGCAGGTTGTCATAGACCTTTACCTAAAGGACGTTCTAAGTTTTGTAGTGACCGATGTTCGAACCGAATAGCACAACAAAAGAAACGTGCAAAAAAACTAGGCACTACCTGGACACAAGAAGAAGACACCCTAGAAATACCTAGCCACAAAAAAAATGTCTCCTCTAGACGTGGTCAAGTGTATGACGATATTAAAGAATCTGGACTAGCACTTGAGATTTTTGATAAGACTAATACTATATCTGGTGTAGCTAAGATACTTGGCACAACTGATGCTGCTGTTTCTATGGCATACCAGGCATACCTAGAAGATATAAGTATTGCTAATCAACAAGAAAACTGGACAGTACCTCAAGTAGCAGAAATTACATTACAAGACTTTGATAAGTTTAGAGCAAGATATTTTAGAACTGAACAGGGTATTCCATACGAAACACCAGAGTTCCATAAAAAATGGATAGAACAGATTATGCACACAATAGAGACAGGTGGACAGCACATGATATTGTCTCCACCACGACACGGCAAAACAGACTTGCTTATACATTTTGTTATATGGCTTATATGCAACAATCCTAACATTAGAATTTTATGGGTAGGTGGTAACGAAGACATTGCTAAGAACGCTATGGGTTCTGTTATTGACCAGTTAGAGTTTAACGAATTATTAATAGAAGAGATATGTGGACCAGGCATTAAGTTTAAACCTAAAACTAAATCTGCTAAGTCTTGGTCACAAAGTGGTTTTACTGTTGGTACGAGAACGGTTACTGGTATCAAGAGTCCGACTATGGTAGGCATTGGACGTGGTGGTAAAATCTTATCACGTGACTGCGACATAATTATTGCAGATGACATTGAAGACCACAGCTCTACAATGCAACCTGCATCAAGAGAGAACACCAGAAACTGGTGGACTACAACACTGTCTAGTCGTAAAGAGGAACATACAGCTATGGTTACTATTGGTTCACGACAACACTATGACGATATATATTCACATCTTTTAGATAACGAATCTTGGACAACACAAGTCGAAGAGGCACATGACACAGCTTGTGTTAAAACAGATTGGGAAGAACAAGAACATAAAGATTGTATGTTGTGGGCAAGTAAACGTACATACAAATGGTTAATGGATAGAAAACGTGCAGCAGAAACTACAGGTGGTAGAGCTATATACGAAATGGTATATCTTAATGTTGCAATGCCAGAAGGTTTAACTTTGTTTAGTCGAGAAGAAATAGAATCATGTCGTGACCAGAAGAGGGACATAGGGCAGATACCTAGAGGCACACGCCTTATCGCAGGACTTGACCCTGCCTCAACTGGTTATCAAGCTGCATTTTTATGGGCGTATGGTCCTGCTGACGGCATTATGTATATGGTAGATATGTCAAACAATTTAGGTGGTGGTATTCCAGAAGCTCTCAGTGTAATGAAAGACTGGTGGAAAAAATATAATTGTTCGCATTGGGTTATAGAAGAAAACGGTTTTCAAAAAGCTATACGACAAGATAAATCTATACGTGATTTTGCCTCACAACATGGTATATTTCTAGAAGGACATGAAACGTACTCTAATAAGTTTGACCCTATTTTTGGTGTTACTGCTATGCGACCTGCGTTTCAAGAAGGTATAATTAATTTACCATACATGGGCTTTGAAGCTCAAGAAAAGGTAAACTTATATACAAGTCAGTTAGTGTATTTTAGTTCTGCTAAAAACAAAAGCAAAACAGTAGGTACAAAGACTGATATTGTTATGGCTAGTTGGTTTCCAATGAGAGCAATTAGACGTATGCAAAAAGAACGATTAGCTGAACTAAGTACAGATTACGAACCTAGTTTTGCTAACTACGAAGCAACAGATTTTGACGAAGGAATATGGGATAGAAAACGATGGTAAAGTCTAAAGACGAACTTTATGACAGAATAGATTATTTAAGAAACATAAATCAAAACGGTATGATGGACAGAGCTAGAATACGTGACATCCTTAATGGTGGAGAAGCAGCAGTACGAGCATTACTTGGAGAGAAATCTAGTTTAGATTTTCACGAGTTACCTGCACCGAATATGTTTTTATCAGCACTAGAACGATTTGCACAAAAGCTAGGTAGAAGTCCTGATTTAAAAATAGACGTTATTAATGCTAAAGATTCAGAACGAGCTAAAAAGAAATCAGAAAAACTAGAACGTATTGTAGGTGCATACGATGATATGCAGAAACTACATTTACAACTACCACAGATAGGCAGATGGTTGCCTGGCTATGGTTTTGTTGTATGGGTTATTAATACTAAGTATGACAAAGACAACAATCCATATCCTTGTGCAATGTTACGAGACCCTTTTACTTGTTATCCAGGACCGTTTGGCAATGACCAACAACCAAAAGATTTAGCAATCATTACTAGAGTTCCTTTATCTTCTTTAATAGAACAATACCCAGAACATAAAAATGCAATTATTGGAGACAATAACGAAGATGCTAATGACATGTCTAGTCTTTACTACAACAGTGGAGAAGCTAGTTGGTCAAATCAAAATGGCGATGGCAAAGTTGTTGTTGAGTATATGGATGATGATGGAACATATATATTTTTACCAGAAGGTAGAAAGATTATAGACTTTATTCCTAACCCACTAACCAGTGGTCCTATGTATGTTATAGCAAAAAGATTTGCCTTTGACCAAATGCAAAGTCAGTTTCAACATGTTATAGGTTTAATGGCTAACATGGCAAAAATAAATATTCTTGGAACTATTGCTATGGAAGATGCAGTGTTTACAGAAACAAATATAGTCGGAGAGATAGAATCAGGTAAATATCGTAAAGGTAGATTTGCTGTAAACTATTTAGCTCCAGGCTCACAAGTTTCTAAACCTGTAAACAATCTCCCATATCAATTATTTCAACAAGTAGATAGATTAGAACGACACTTACGACTTGGTTCTGCATATCCAGTATCTGATGATGGACAATCTCCTAACAGTTTTGTAACTGGTAGAGGATTAGAAGAGTTAGGACAATCTGCATCTATGCACGTTAGAGAGTATCAAGTAATACTTAGAGATGCGTTGCAAGAAGTAGATGCTAAACGATTAGAGTTTGACGAAACTATGTATCCTAATAAAAGAAAACCTATTGCAGGTATGCACAATGGAACAGCATATAAAGAAACCTATACTCCTAGTTCAGATATTTCTGAAATGTATAAGACACGTAGAGTGTATGGAGTTATGGCAGGGTTTGATGAACCACAAAAAGTTATTACTGGATTGCAATTAAAACAACAAGGTATTATTGACACACAAACATTGCAAGAAAACTTAGACGGTCTAGATAATATTACAAACATACAAAATAGAATTAACTCTGAAAAAGCAGAGAACGTATTGTTTGAATCATTAATGGCACAAGCAGCACAAGGTAACCCTAAAGCTACTATGGCAGCAGCAGAGATACGAAAGAATCCTGCACAAATGACAAAGATACTAGATAAATTTTATACAGCAGAAGAAGAAACAAGTCCTGAAGAAGAAGCAGTTATTGGTGGACCACAAGGTCCAGTAGGTCCACAAGGACCACAAGATATTGCTTCTGTCTTAGCAGGATTAGCAGGTGGTCAGCCACCACAACCAGGAGGTCCAGTTGGCTAGTCCAGAACAAGAACTTAAAAAACAATTTTATGACATAGTTAATGGAGAAGATTGGGATGACATGGGTTTTCCTGAACGTCCACAAACACAAGTACAAGAAGGAGATGTACCATTAGGAGATATACTTATACCTACTCCTATTCCTGGTGTATGGATACACTTAAACTTAAGTTTCGAAATAGAGGATGACACATGGTAAGAAAAAAAAAGATAGAAGTTCCTACTAGAGCAGAAGGCGACCCAACAGGTCAGACACAAATGTTACAAGAACAAATAGATGCAGTGTCTCCAGGACAAGAAATAGCACAACCTACTCCACAAGTTGCTACACCACAACCTGTACAGGATATCTTTGCTACACCTACACAAAAACCACAAGAAGCAGGTAACGTTACTGGGGATGAGACAATGTTTACTGCACAAAATGACATAGAAATTGTTAAACAAATCTTATTGGAGAAATTTCCCACATTAACAAGTAGGTTCTAATGGCTTCATATTACTTGAAGTGGGGAGAAGAAAGATTAGAAGAAGCTAATCAACTAGCAGCAGAAGAACAAGCTCTTGCCGTACAAAAAGATATGCTTGGCGATGAAGGCATAGATGCACTAGCTAACAAAACAGAAACATTTAAAGCTATGAATCCATTCGAAACAGATGATTTAGCTATTGCTTCTGCAACTATGAACTTAACAACTCAGCAATATCAACAGCTATATATGCAAACTAAACCTATTGAATATACCTATGCAAGTGGAGAAACATCTCCTACTGTAGAATTTTCTAAAAAGTTTTTTAACAGAATAAAAGATGGTGTAAATAACACAAAAGAAATACAGAGACAAACACAGTTAGATTTATTTGGAGAAGCACAACTAAGAAAAAGTACTGTTATTAATGCAGCGTTATTAACACTTAACAGTTTGTTTGAAAGTATTGGTACGCAGTTTGTCAATAGTATTGGTATAGAACAGAAAGCATATCAAGCTGAATGGGCAGCAAGTAAAGGTTTAGACATAGACAAAGACTTTGCACGATACGTAGGAGACAAAGATACAGATAAAAATGAAATACCTTTAGGTATAAAAATTAAATCATTTGCTGCAGGTGTAGGTTCGTTTTCTGAAAACTTTGACAGAACACAAAGAAACTTTATAAATTCTCTTATTAATAAAGAAGCAGCGACAGAAGCACCATACATATCAGATAGAGCTAGAAACTTTTTAATGAGTAAAAATTTAGTTGATGATTTAGGTTATCCTATGTTGCAACAAACAGATTTAGAAGCAATAGAAGAAGCATTTCCAGATGTGTTATCTGAACAAATAAAATTAAAAACTGGTGGTATAGAAAGAAAATTAACACTTAACGAAGCTGTAGAAGTGTACACAGAATCATTTAACGAAGTACTTAGTTCTGGTAGCTCTGAAGGTTTAGCAGGATGGTTCGGTCGTGGTAAATATTTAGAAGAAGCAGAACAAACACGAGAAGGTTTTAAAAAAGCTAGTGTTGCATCAAACTTTGGAGACTTAGTTAGGTATACATTAACTGGTTCATTGTCTGGAGAGTACAGTCCTAAAATGGCAGTCCGTACAGAAATACAAGATGAAGCAGATACTAATTTATTTTTATTACAGTCAGCATACGACTTAGGACAAATTACAAAAGATGATTACGAAGTTGCTAAACAAAAAGTTGAAGAACTAGAACAAGAACAACTTAGTGATATGGAGTTTGACCCTAAGCATGGTTTCAATGCTTGGATTGGTTTTACTTCTAATCTATATGCAATGGCAAAAACAGACCCTTTTCTTATGGCATCAAGAGGAGTAGGTGCAGGTGGTAGAGCCGTAGCCAGTGAAGAAGTGTTAACTGGAGTTGGCAAACAATTAGATGAACACTTACAAGCAGGAGGAACTGCTGCAGATTTTTTTGCTAACGGACAAGATGATGCAATCAGAATACTTTCTGATAAAGTTGCTGAGTTAGCACAAGCAGATGCACCATTGTTTACAGAACTAACACTTAGAGGATTTAGTCCTGAAGTAGCTTTTCGCATAGTAGATAATCCTAAAAACAATCCACAAGGATATTTTGATATTATAAAAAATTCTTTAACTAAAGGTTATATATCTGACATACGTGTTAACGGTAAAATGAATACAGCAGCTAAAGACGTACACTTACAACCAAAAGTATTTAGCGATAACTTTCTTGATAACATAGCTGACACCATGACAGGCGATACTATAACTGCTAACTACATTAGAGGTGGTGGTGTTAAAGATAAAGGTAGGATAAGAACAGCTACATCAAGTATTAAAGATATTTTCTTAGGTTCTGATGTTAGGTTGCCTTCAAGACCGTTTGCATATCTAACAGACACTTCACGTTCAGTAGATACGTTTACTAAAACAGGAAGAATGATGAGTATACCTACACCTGTTATAGAAGATTTGTCTAAACAGTTTTATGTAGCAATACAAAACAAACAATATAAATTAGCACAGAGTATTTATTATGACGAATTAATTATGCGAGAAGGTGCTATACAACTTAAAGCAGTGTTTGGTTTGTCAGACGCAGAGTTACAAGATTTTTTCCAAAACAATTTAGACGACGTAAGAGGATTTACTGACCAGGGTAAAACATATAGAGCAGCACAAAATTCTAAATTTTATGAAGAAGGTTTTGTAGACCCTTTAACTAGAGCACAGTATGCTGACCAGATTATTAACGAAGAAGAGTTAGCACAATGGTCACAGAAATCTATAGGGCTAGCAGGACAAGCTATGGACTTGACTATTAACATACCTGATTTACGTGCCACGTTAAGACATACTGGTATTAGAAAAAGACTTAGAAATAAATTAGTAGGTTCTCAACAGGTAGATGAAAGCGTAGCTCTAATTAGAGCAGAAGCAGATAAAGGAACAAAGGGTACTTTCTTTGACCCAGATACTCCATTAGGTCAAATAACTAAAGATGCTTTTTCTGATTTACCAGATGAATCATTCTTGTATAAAAAATTAGTGATGGATGTACCATCTCGTGCAGAAGATATAACTTTTGGTTTAATATCAAGAGTATGGATGCCCCTACAGTTAATAACACGTATTGCATTTCCACTTAAAATAACTACAGACGGTATGTTGCGAGTATCTACAAAAGGTTTAGCTTCTATATTTAGAGACCCTGCAGAATACATGAAGATGATATTTAATGACCCTGACGGTCTTATGATACGTTACTTGGAGACTAAAGGTATTGATGTAACTCCTCTTACAAGTTTGCGTGGACCTTTTAGAGTTACTAAACCAATTGAAGGTGGTAAGTTGTCAGAAAAATTGCCACTTAAATATAGAAAATCATTAGGTGCTTTGACAGAAGGTAATTCAGAATTTGGTGTACCAGAAGTTAGAGACCTGTATGAAAGAGACCCTAAGTTTACTTCTGTCTTTAGAAAAGATAATGGTAAATACGTTGACGTACAAAAAACAGTAAAAAAGAATGTAGCACAAACAGATGGAAGTACATTAGCTTTTAAATTAAATGATGACTATATAGAAACGTATATTGATTATTTAGTTACTCAAATGGCACATGACCCATTTATGCCTATAGTTGCAGGTGCTATGAGACAGGGATTGTCTGATGCTGATATTGTAAAAGCAATACAAAATAATAAATATTTAATGGATGAGATAGCTTCTTTAAATAGGAAAATTATGTCAAGACAAAACGTTGATGGTAGAGCATCAAACATAGTTGTAATTAGAAACGATAAAGATTTTTTAGACTTTGTTAAACATCATCGTATGACTATTAATAACTTTACAGGAGCATCTGATGATTTAATTAATGTTATAGCTCAAGGTAAAGTTGGAAAAGTTGACATACGTGATTTTGAAGTATTAAGAACTATGAACTCACAAAGTGTTAAGAATACATTGACACCACTCATAAATAGAAATGCAGAAAACTTACCAACTACTGTACCTGGCATAGAAAAAGTAAGTCCTAAAGGAATGATAAGTAAATTTAAAGCATTTACTGACGCATTGTTTTTTACAGTAGGTCAGTCAGAAGCAGCACTTGTTCGTATACCTACATTCAAACAAGCGTACTTACATTACATAGATGCCAACATGGTGTTTGCACAAAGAAACGCATTAGCAGATATGTTAAAAAATCATTATGACCCTAACGTACCAGTTAACCTATCAGATGATTTAGTTAAAAAAGCTAAGAGATTATTAGATGACAAACGTTTAGACCAAGATGAAATAGATAATGTAATGACTAAAGTAGTTAAGCAGTCTGTAACTCAAAAAGATGACGGTCTAACACTGGTTGCTTATCATGCAGATGGTATTCACACACCAAGAATATTAGGTGCAACAACTAAACATCAGTTAGAACTAAATGTAAATTTACAGAACGCAGAAAGAACAGCATACACTACAGACAAAAACATTGCCAACATAAGACTAGGCGATGAAAATACTAAGATTGGTTCGTACTACTCCAATGTAAACAAACAAGAAGTAGTTGTTAACGGTAAGTTATTAACAGAACAGAAAGCATCTTTGCGTATAGTGTTAAGAGAAACATACGGTGCTAATACTAAAAAAGATATAGATGCTGTATTAAAAGATTTTGAAACATATCTAAAAGAAAACCCAACACCTAGTGTTAAAGAGTTAAGAACACAATTAAAACTAGGCAACATGAAATATGAAGATGTTGTAACACTAGCACAACGTGGTGGGTTGCAATCTTTCTTAGATGAGAAAACAGGTAAGTTTATAATTAACAATCCTAAACAAAGTCCTATTGTACAAGAACTGACAGAAGTAGATTATCACACAATGTTAGATAGAGCTGATGTCAGAGCAGACATAACAAGAAACATGACATACGATGATTTAGATAGAAGAGCAGCAGAAGCAGCATTTGAAATACACAACAGATTGTTATACAACTTACTTGAAAGAGGTTATGTTGCTGAAGCATACAGAGTAGGATTACCATTCTTTGAGGCGTATAGAGAAGTTCTTGGTCGATGGTTTCAATTAGGAACTACAAACACTAGAGCTGCAGCACAAGTTGCATTTGCATATAGAAAAGGCGTAGAAGAAAATATTATCTATACAGATAGTTTTGGAGAAAATTATTTAATTATGCCTGTTGGTGGCACACCTCTAGAATCTTATGTACAAAGTGGTGGAGAAGGATTGTGGACAGATGACATGAGTATTGATGAAAGTGGAATTATACTTAAAAGAAGTTTTCCTACATCAGCATTAGGCGTAGCAGGTGGTGGATTGTTTCCACCATTAGGACCAGTTGTAGCTATACCTGTAGGTTTATTAACAGCAGACAATCCAGAAGCAAGAAGAGTATTAGAGAGAACTATATTTCAATTCGGTTTACCGTTTGAAGGTGGTGCAGGAGATTTAAAAAGTTTTGTTGGAGAAGTGTTACTTGAAGAAACGTTACCTGCTACAGGTAAAAATATACTTAACTCAGTTGCTTCTAAGTTAGGCTTCACAGGTTTAGATGAAGACTTGTATTTATTAGCTACTACACAATCAACACAAATAGCTTCTATATTATTTCCAGAAGATGTACAAGACCCAGAATTTTTATTTGATAAAGCTGCAATTATAAGAGATAACATTTATCAGATAAAAGCGTGGGACAGAAACATTAACCCATTAGTACCAAAGATGAATGTTTTGTATAGAGCAGACTTAGAAGATAGCACGTTTCAAGAATGGTATGGAACAGAAGGCGAAAGCAGTGGATTAGTTTGGAACAGTTCT